GTCTTTACCCTTTGCTTCAATCTTGTATACACTTGCTGTACTTAGATTCTTTAATCGTTCAGAATCCTCTCTGCGGTTAAGCAACACTTCGTTAACTCCAATGAGTAATTTGCCGGCCCAATCAGCGTTGAACTGGCTACGAAAATCTTCATTGGTGTTAAATGTGACGTTATCCTGAAAGATTGCTTTCAGAAAATTCAGAAAGGTACTTTTACCGGTGTTTCTTTCCTGAGAAACCAAAAGTAGAATTGGTAGTTTCTGTACTGGATTGAGATAGAGAAGCTGAAAGTAATCCATACCTAACTCATAATGTTCTCCGAAAATGTGAAGAATAAGTTCTTGTATATGTGGGAACTTCCCTTTTTGTGGGGTATGGGTAATCGGCTCATATAGATTAAGGAACGAGCCAATATTCCTCTTATAATCTACGTGACTTGGTACCGTGCAGAAGCCATCGTATTTAGGAACACTTGCTATGAAGTCTTTCCCATGATCATAACGTAAAGTCCCCATACTCCAAGGGACTCTACGCTTGGCAAATGTGCCATTAATAAGAGGCTGAAAAACTATTTTATAGAGTGTGGTACCAACTCTTACGTATTCATCTGTCATTTCAATTTTTCCCATATCTAAAATTCCTCCCATCCTGATTTTGGTTTATGTTTTACTCCTTTTTGTATCTCTTTGTATAGGCTCTCTTTGTCAATCGGTTTTTTCCTGCTTTTTTCCATCCACTCCATAAGTTCGGTACGTTTGAATTTAAGCATTTTCCCAGGTTGATAATAGGGAATTTTATTTGCCTGAACAAGAGCATAAACCGTTGGCTTAGCCAGACTGAGTATCTCACAAGCCTCGTTAATACCAATCATTTCTTCTTTTGCTGCTGTCTGTCTCTTTAATAACTGCTTCATCTCATTAATAGAAATCGTCAGTTCTTCCACCTTCTCCAATAGAAAAGCTGTGGCTTGAGGTAATTCCTCGAAATTTAATTTCATCTTCGTCATTTTAAATTGATTTTCAGCAAAGAAAGATGGTGTATTATTGGTTAACTGGTGGATTATAAGTTAACCAATGGATAGTAATGTTTTTTCTTTGTTAATCTTTTGAAAAGGGAAGAGACTGTGCAACGAGCGGTGTTCCTATAGGAATAATTTTTATCGTAAACCGTCCTTCATTACAGGTGAGTTTGCTTGAAATGGTCAGTATCTCTGTATCTTCAAGCATGAGCTGAAAACTTTTTTTGATGAAATGTGCTATTTGCATATTTGAGTATCCTAACCGTTTTCCGATATTTCTAGCTAAATGGTATAGATCTTTTGATGTAACTCCATTCAAACGACGTGATACAGCCGTCTTTATTTCTGTTTTATTGTTTAAGGCCATAATATTTTCTTTCATGACACTCATTTCATTGTTCGTCAGTATATCTTTGAAAGTAGCTTCAAAATAAGACATAACTTCTTTTATTGTATCATCTTTTTCTTTTTTGATACGTTCTCTATCCAATCTTACTTCTTCCTCATGAGAGTACAATATAGAATTATCTGTCTTTTCTTTATTGTCATCAATGGTTTTATGAAATAATTTTATCGATAGTCTACCATTCTTTTTCGTATTTCCCTTTATTTTGGTAACCCTTCTACTTCTTTGATCTTGTACTACATCAATAAGATTACATATTGTAGGTACAATATATTTACAGTAAGTTGCTTCAATCATAAATATGATTATAATAAAAAGTAGGGTAGTGAAGAGTGAGTATAATACAAGATCCAGACTATGTGGGGAGTTTCCTTTTAATATCAGATATCTGGGAATTGAGGTAATTGAACATATTGCAGTTACATATATTACAGCAAAATGGAATAAATTTAATCTTTTCATAATTAATGATTTTTTGTTATTGATTTTGATGCAAATATATTTTTGAAGTATCAGAAATTAAAGAAAATGATTACAAAATGTCTGGTTTTTAATATAATATAAGTATCATACTTCGTGAAATTGCCAATCATACTTATAAAAAAACGAACAAAGAAAATTTACATTTTTAACTGTATTTTGTATTGTTACATAAATGAAAAAGTCGTTGGGAAACTTCGATTTTCCCAACGGCTATACATATAAAAACTTTTGATCACTATTGCATGTTTATTTCAGATATGCAATTTTATTGCATATTACTTTAGTGATATTTTATCGACAGTCTCTCTTTTCTTTTCACTTACTAATTCAGCATAGATTTGTGTTGTCGCAACATTCTTATGAGTAAGCATTTTTGACACTGTGAAGATGTCAGTACCGGCTGCGATTTGTAGTGTAGCGTATGTATGCCTAAAGCAGTGGAATGTTATATGTTTTTGAATGCCAGCTTTCTTTATCCATGCTTTAAGAGGATATCCAGTCATGCAACGGCGCAGTTCTTTGAACACTTTACCTGTGCCCGGCTCTCCACAAAGTGCGTATGCTTCATAACTGATAGGGAGTAGAGCTTCTGTCTGTGTCTTTTGCGTACGAAGACGAATACAATGTCCCAGATCGGGGGCTGTGCATAAGTTTTCCCACTTAAGATTCAATATATCACTGATGCGTAATCCGGTAAGACATGAGAAAAGGGATGCATTTCTTAATACAGGTATATCGCATGGAGTTGAAGCCAGAGTCTTTAATTCATCTTGTGTTAAAAACTCTTTATGAATGTCCCTACTTTCTATCTTTTCAAGAAAATCATTGGGATTTTCACGTAAATATTTATCTCTATATGCAAGTTTCAAAACTCCTCGGAATAATGAGAAATAACTGGCAGCTGAATTACGGGAAACCATTTTATCTGTATGTTTTAGTTGCCTTGCATGAAGAAGATAGTCTCGGAAGCGGTTACATAGGTCAACAGTGATTTCTCCAAACATACATTTGCCATTGACAAATTTCTCAAAGTGCAGATAAACAATATGCCATAAAGTCGGCTCTCATTTTGTGTCTGTCCATAAATCCAAATTCTTCATTGATTACAGCCTCTTGTCGGCGGCATCTGATAAGTTCGGCTTTAGCTAGGATTTCATTATTGTAATCTAGCTCAATTGCATTCTTTGGGGTTGCATAAATGTAAAATCCTAAATATTCACGTCTGCTCAGTTGCATTGTTTTAGGATTACGTACAGCAGGGTAGTAGTCCAAGTAAAGAGAGATTCGTCCATTTCTGATAGGGCGTTGTCTTAGTGTTACAGTAGTACATGTTTGTTGTCTCATAATATATAATGTATTAAAATTTATATTCAGGTTTAATTCTTATTGTGGTGATAGCAAAATAAACAAGTGTATTCCTGGTGATGTGGTTATTTTAAAGTTAACCACAGGATAACCAGTAAATAACATTAAATCAAAGGTGGAGCAAGCAGATCATCGAGCTCTTTGCGCGATATCTTGATATATTTTCCATCCTGCACTTTACTAATATGATGCCATTTTACATAGTGATACAATTGGTCACGTGTAAGATTGTATTTTTCCATAGCTTCGGCTGTCGTATAATATTCTGGTTCAGCCTTAGCAAGACCTTTGGCAATATCTACATGCTTTTTTGAATAGAATACCTGCCGTTTGATTTTTTTCTTTGGAATAGCAAATCGGGAAACAAAAGAATATATAGCACTTGTTGTCATGCCAAACTTTTCAGTTAGATCTTCTACAGAATACCATTCCGTAATGTTGGAGTCCGGTGCTTTAGATGCAAAATATTTATCAAAATGCTTGGCACTCCAGTATGTTTTTCCTCTCTTGAAAACTTTGGGTATATTTTGTTCTTTCCCTACTTTAAATATCCACGATTCGTTTACTCCATATTTACTTGCAACTTCAGCGGTAGTATAAAAATCAGTAATAGGAGTGTGAGAAATTCTGTTTCGTTTTACATAAGGGGTAGAACTCATCATTGAGTCTATGTTAGACTTATGTACAATGGTAAGTCTTGTACTCAATTTTATTGCCTTCAGTTGTCCACTATAAATATAATTATATACTGTTCTTGATGTGATACCTAGAAGTATTCCAACTTCTTTTATTGAAAGATATTCTTTTTGATTGATTACACTAAAGGTACGTTCTTGAGATACTGTTACATTTTCTGATTCTGCCTTTTTAACAGTATTGACTCTCTGTCTCATTTTATACGCCCTATCATTACATAATTTTGAACAAAAGCGTGTAGATGTTTTCAAGGCATAAAATTCTTGTCCGCAGTATTCGCAGATTTTCTTAATTCTAATTTTGCTTGCTGCCATTTTACATTCATTTTTATGTTAAACACTATATTTATTACTCCAATTATGGACGCAAATAGTTGTATCATATTGAACCATATTGTACCATATTGAAATCTCTCTACTACCTTGCAAATCGCAAAATACCCAAATCGGCCCATGCGGTACAAAATCGACACAAAAAATGAATGAAAAACCATTAGAAACCATAATTATATGGTATGATGGCAAAAAGAAAAGGCGTTCAAAATGAGTACCTTGACACTTTGACAACAGGCTGTATATCAATAGCTATTTGAGGATAAAACACTGAATCCACCGTGTAACCCTACACGAACATGATTTATAATGGTTTTATTTCGATTGCAAAGATATACAGTCTGTTTTGATTTATATGCTTAAAAATGAAAAATTTGCAAGTAAGCCTCAACACAGTATTTTATATCCTATTGTCTCATCTATGTCTGGCTACATAACCTAGTTAGATTCGGGTACAACACGTGTATTCGCAAACTGATAAAGATCCTGTGCCAAAATTTTGGCACAAGATTCGACGTTGAGTTTTTGATCTACAATATTATTTTGGTTTAAAATATCACGAATATTTGTATAGAGATCAGTTTGCAATAGACCATTAAGATTTAGTAAACTTTCTTTTGCTAATGCAATATCTTCATTTAACTTTAGAAGGCACTCGTTCTTATATTTATCAAGTATTAACATCCCTTCTCTGTCAATATCAGATTCTGCTAATTCTTTTATCTGTTTTGAGAATATTACAATAGATGAAAGCACTGATTGAACCTGCTGGTAATTTTTAATAGCCGGAATAAGACTATCCCATGTTTGCATATTTAATTCATCTAATACATTTTTGTCTATTTCATGCATATAATCAATGGTTGTTATGGTGTCTTCATCTGTCCTGTCCTTGTCTGCCATACTATATATTGGGAATCGGTAGCATATCTTATTGATAGGATTACCGTGAATAAGAGGAATAAATAGAACCTCTTCAAAATTACTCTCTATCACAATTCGTTTAAGACTAAAATAATCGGATTCAAGTATCTCTCTTAAGGCACAGAACGCAATACTCATATCCTTGTCTAAATTGTCTATTGAGACATCATAGGCTATAAGTAATTTACCATCACCAATTTTGTATTTCAAATTTTGTTTGTGATGCTTAATTTTTGCGAAAACTTGAAATATTTTATTTTCAAAATCTTTTTTTATTTTCCCAATTTTATCACTAGCTATTTTTTGCAATTTAAAATTTGACGATTTGTTATTGGCAAAAACAGTCCAACAGTTTAGGATAACAACTAAGTTTGCATGTTCCTTGATTGAGAGACTTTCTATCTCTTTTGATTCATAATACTTTTTGAATTTATCATTTATTTCTTTGACAAACTTAGGTCTTACTAATAAAGCATCTTTAAGATGCATATATGGCAGATTGCTATTATATTCGACAAATTGTCCTTGATTAATCTTAGCAATATTGACAATATTGTGCTCAAACTGATCAACGAAATTTTTGATAGCGTTAAAATATCTTGATTGATAGTCGATGTAATTGACATAATTAGCTGCAATTGAAAATCTGCTAACAATCTCACAATAAGCAACTTTATCTTTTTGGGGGTTACTCTTGTCTTGTTCTTTTTCATAACCCCATCTATCACTAATTGATTTAGGAAGTGCTATCCGTGTATCCTGCTTAACCACATCACCTAATTTCTCGCAGAAAGGTATAAACTTTCTGATGTCAGATGTTTTAAAGTATTCAATAAAAGTATCAACTAATGAATCCATCAGGTCACAATAATTCCGCCTGAATTCTAATACACATTTAGTATACTCATTCCATGTGTTCACTCTTTTAGTGTAATCATAAAGGTTTATTATCAATTGATTGATCTGAACAAGATGATTTATCGGTAGATTGTTTTTGCTAATATGTTTCAATGAAGGATCATAATCATCATTGTTTAGGATATATTGATCGAAACAATTCATACCAACACATCGTGCATTATATTGTTTGCAATTAGGATAAATCTTTCTCAGTAATTCAAGTATACGTACAGAGGTATCATTTAAAATATTGGAAGGGCCACCCAACTCTTTCGAATTTACATCAAACCGAACTAAATTATATACATATATACAATCTATATTACCATTAATGTTGAGATAAGAAATTGTATATTTCTCTCTCAACTTTTTAATTGCAAACTCTCTTAGAGAAGAGATGATTTCTTTAGAATATCCATAGGACTCTAATCCAAAAATAAGTTCAGAAATATCTTCTATTGAAGTATTAGTATTATTGGCAATCTTAATTAACTCAGGATTATTAATAATGATTTTGTTGTTTGTTAAACCCAAATGACCAGCCCAAAAACAGTATATCCCAATGGCTGAAATATCCGCATTACTTGCAATATCAATGGTCTGCCCTCCCAAATATGACAACCATTGTTTGGCATATTGATATACATCATCCTTAGGAGAGAACTTTTGAGACAGCTCATCAAAAAAAACTAAAATTTCAGGATTCATTTTTTTGAAGATACTCCTCATAGAGTTATATATAGTCCCATCCATTGTTCCCGAATAGTCATAGGGAAGTCCTATGAACCACCCGCTATTCAGTTTTTTATATAATCCCTCAAACAACAGATAATTGTCAACGAATACAAAATCATATACACCTTTCCATAATAAGGCTTTAAGTATATTCGCAACACCTACCCAAGAAAAGTGTAAATCATTACGTTTAATCTCTTTAAATAAAGAGATTACATCATAGTTATTATCGAAGCTATTTAATAGAAAACTATGCAAATCCGACTCGTTAACTAATGAGATTAATGCGTTGATATAGTCTGTTTTATTAATAAATTTATTTTCGTCAAATAATATTTCACACAAAATCTCCGACCGAACATAATGCATTCCAGATAGATACATTGAATCTTCAATATGTTCTAATAAATACTCTTTCTCCAAATTTGTAATATAAGATTGAGCTAACACACTATCGAGTCCAAGTTTATCTATTAATTTTTTGCAATTAACTTTTGAATTGTAAAGATCGGCCAAACATACATATCTTAAGATTTTAAGTTCAGTTATCTTCTGGTCGGTTTCCAATCTCAAAACTTGATTTCCCAACTTATTTTTTAATTTATCTCCATGATTCAGAAAATACATATACTCAAGTAACAATCCCTTATTCCCAAAGCGCATCCATGACTCCTCAAAACTGGCATTTATTAAATCTTTTTCGTTTTTCGAGATACTATTATATAGTGATCGTGCTTCTTCTTTGTCAAATATTAATTCAATATCTTTAAAGCTGTAATCTTCTCCGAGTAACGTTTTATTCCATGTTTCTTGTCTTAAAGTGATTAAGAACATTAGATTGGATTTATTCGAGAATTCTTTGACTACCTCATTCCAATGATTGTTATCAGGTAGAACATCAATATAAATGATTACTGGAATATTTAACCCTTTACATAATCCATCTAATGAATTTATCGTATCTCGAACATCATTAAAATTCGAAGATAGCTTCAATTCAAACATAGTTCCATCAATATAATTGTTGGACAAGTATCTATATGCTAACGAACTTTTCCCTTGTCCTGATGCACCATGTACAAAAACAATATTATTTGTTGCAAATGCTTTGTTTATCTCATTCAGTTTATCATATCTTATTACATCTAATCCAGCTAGAATATGTTCATATTTAGCTGAAATACCTGAAATATAACCTTCTTTTAATAATTGAATATTATCGCTATCAATATTTTTTACCTGCAATGGAATGATTGTTGAGCCATATTGAGAATGAAATTTAATTCTTTCCTGTACGAATATTCCTATTCGTTGTATTTCTTGAAGAAGTGTTATTCGAGTGACAGGAATTTGTTTTTCAGCCGAAAAACATATCCATGATAGGAGTAATTCAACAGCAATAACAGGGTCAATAAATGGATGTTCCGTTTTAAGTTTACCAACTATATCATTATACAATGATTTTTCACTCACAAGCATTGGTTTTGTGTAATGTGCCAGTATAGTTTGAATTTTATTATCATGGAACCCTTTAGATTTTAATTTTTGACCTAACTTCTTTTTATCACTTAGTTCATCACTTACAGAGCCAAAAGAAATGACTTTCGCTATTACATTAGGATTAGTGCTTGACACCTGAATTATTCTTTTAAAAAACGAATCTTTAGCTGAAAATAAATCCGAAAAAGTTAGTGAATCTGATAGGTTTTTAACTTGAAGACATTCTACATACTTTCCATTGTTATCTATTATATCAAGGTCTTCAAATTCTCCCTCGATATGATAGACGTAATCATCAGTTACACCAAAAACAATCCGATGTAGTGAGTATAAAAATTGCGTTCTGTATCCTTTTAATGCTGCTATTGCACTCATATGGCATTCTATTTTTTTTATAAAGTTAACATAAAATTCAATACCCTCAAAGTAAAATCGTTACGAACTAAAAAATATCATTCATCTTCCCTTTCATTTTCTCCTTATCAGAGATAGTGTAGTAGTGCCGATAGATAGTTTGTGGAGAGTTTCCTGCAAGTTCTGCGACTTGGAGTGGATGAAAACCTTCGTCTATCATCTTGGAGATATAACTACTGCGAGCAGTTCCCCAAGTAACTCGTGATTTGATGCTGCAGCGGTCGCAAATCTTTTGTAATGTTTCATTAACCTTCTCGTTTATTCGTTTAACTCGTCCGTAAAGTTTCTGTTGAGTTGGATTGCATCGCTTGATGGTCGGAAAGACGTAATTCATATAAGCTTCGGTGCGATAGCGTTCGATAATATCTGCTGCTTTGTCGATGATGATGACTCGTGCCTGCTTGTCATACTTAGTACGCTCATAGATAATCTGATCGTCTTTGATTTGATCTCGGGTAAGTAAACAAACATCAATAGCAGACATTCCTCCGGCATAGTAGCTAAACAAAAACAGGTCGAGGTAGAATTGTTCCTTCTTGGTAAGCAACATTCGGTCGAAAGACTCTATCTGTTGCATCACTTCTGGTGATACTCCTTTTGGGGTAGTAATGCGATGTTTTAGCTTCTCCTTAAATGAACCAAAAGCGTTAAGATTCACGTTGTACACTCCTTGCTCTTTAGCGTATAGACAGACTGCCTTCAATTTTCGAAGTTTACCACTGACATCACCAGTGTTTCCCCTCTTTGCTGCCCTCACTTGTATCCACACTACAAAATCTTGAAGGAATTTCTCTGTTAGGTCGCGAAACCTATACTTCGTAAAATCCCGATGATACTTACTTCGAGTAAATTCTTGCAACGAGGTGTTTAGATAGCGATACTTTCGTGATGTAGATAGGCTTTTAAGTACACGACTATTTTTATATCGTTCCTGATTATCGAATTTCGTCGCCAATTCTTCAATAACATCCGAGATTGGAATATATTTGTTTCGGTAGTTTGGATCAGTATCATAATAGTGAGATAGCTCCACGGGAATCCAATCCTTACCTTGGGCATCCCAGCGCTCGCCAACTTTGAGGTATTTAAGTTTCTGTTGCTGGAGAAACTTATTCTTTTCGGAAGATTCTTTACCAACGAAAAGTTGTGACTTCTGATCCCAGTCAGAGTAGAGTCCTTTGATGTTGATCACCTTGGTTACGCGGGTATATCCTCGCTTATAAAACACCATTTCGAGTTTGACAAAATTGATATTTTTAGGGTCTCTTTTCCCTTTTATATTTACTGTAAACATAACAATGATTTTTGAAGTTTTTTCGCTTCAAAAAAGTCATTGAAATCGATCAAAAAAAGAGGTATAAAAGAAAAAACTACAAAAATGGGAAAAACCGTACGTTTTTAAGACTTAAGTATTTGTATTTTAACAACTTAGTGACTACTAGATGTATATGTAAAAAAAAGGTGGGTCCGTGATGGAGACACCCTTTTTATTTTTATTCACCTCATTTTTAGATATACAAAGAAGCGGGTTGTTTTTGCTCGAATTACTAACTTTTATTTCATAGGTAAAATCGGTGCAATTAGTATTTGTACAATGTATACTACTTGTCATAATCCTGACACACTTTTTCGTAGTGACGGAGTACGGTTTCGATTGAGCAACCTAGATACTGTGCTACCTTTTCATACGGCACTTCGTTTAAAAGTAAATGTTTAATGAATATAGACTTCGTCATTCCCATCGTAATCACATTCTCAAGTTTAAGCATCTTTGAAACCTTTCTCAACGTCTGGTTGGTCAGCTCCGAGATTCGCTTGATTCTTCCGAGTTGTTGTTCGGGAAAGTTGTGCTTATGGGTAAAGATGGGAAGCAAATAGTCGTCGAAACACATCGGCTGATATTTGTCGATGATATGTAATGTGTCAGAACACAAAGGAATAACAGCTATATTCTCAGACGAATTCCGCTTGCAATACAAATATCCTTTCTTGATGGAGGATATTTTAAGCGACGCCATCTCATTTATTGTCGAGCCGCCAGTATAATATCCAAATAGGAACAGGTCAATATAAAATTCTTCCTTCTCTGTGAGTTTAGCCCGGTTCATAAACTCTATCCGTTCAATTGCGATATAATCCACCGATAAAGGTTCTTCTTCTAACTTTACCGGAATTTTTACACTTTCAAAAACCGAGGTGTCGGCATTAGCCTCTCGGAATACTCGACGGAGTTTTTGCAATTTATTCTCGACATTGCATCCATTCAAGTGGTTGATGTACTTTTGAAGAAAGCGCGTGTCAATATCATCAAAGGTCAGTGTCTTGAAATCTCGTTTCATTACAGTTTGGGTGAAATTGCACAGACAATTCCGGACATACCGAAATTTTCGTTCGTTTTGAGAGCCAGTAATTATCTGACAGTTTCTTTCCCTTTCAATTTGCGACAGGTATAGTAATATGGGGCATAGAACGAAGCGGTTTTTTCAATGGTCGGGAAAAATGGGCGAAAGGTTTTGAAAACCAAAGGGTTTAGGCATGATCGGGAAAATGGGCTGAATATTTCGAAGCGGTTTTTCTCTTTACATGGCTTACATCTGCTTTACGTTTGAGGGGCTTTTCTTCGGATATTCGGGGGATTGCTTTACATCGGGCTTGCAGATGGGGCTAAAACGGCCTGGAAGGGTTTTATTTTCGGCTGTGTGGCCGTTTTATGGCTGGGTTGATGGATTTTGTTATATGATGGTGTGAACGGCTGTGTGGCCGTTTTTTTGTGCCTATTTTTAAAGATGTTGCCTTAAAATTCTTCCAAATAAGTATTATTTGGTATATTTGCAGCATAATAGAAACGAATATGGCAAAAGTGATTCATGTGCATTTGCTGCATAAAATAGACGGGACGAAGCAGAAAGATTGGTATTTCAGCAGTATATCGGCTGTTTATACGGTTCTGACGGCAGATCAGGTGGGGGCAACCAAGAATTACCTGCTTCATGCCGGGCTGTCTGGTAACGGCACAATATGCACGAAAAAGGCTATAATTAAGCAATCTACGCTCATCTCGGGTGGTAGTAAGGGAATGGTTAGAACGATATAATAGCGCCGTTAGAAAGGCTTGTAGGCGTTATTTCTTTGAATGCTGATTGGGGAGCTTATGGCTCCCTTTTTTTATGCCCCTACGGTTGGTTTTATTTGGTTAGGGGTTACTATTGGGGTTACTGTTAGGGGTTACTACTTCTTTAAGTTAGGGGTTACTTTAGGGGTTACTTTTTCAGTTCTCAGAGGGTACGCCCGAAATAGGAAACTATGTTATAAATGAAAGCAAGTGCCGTTTTTCTCTGTTTTCAGAGAGGAAAAACGACACTTGTTTGTGTGATATACCTTATTATAATAAAATAAATCCTTTGATTTACAGTGTATTTACGAGTTTGCTTCAGGTAAATTCCTTCAAAAGTGTGTGCGTGCGTCCTTTTTTAGCCTTCTGTAGGAGGCATGCGTGTACCACTTAGAAGAACTTGCTGATACTTCCGATTACTTCAAAGACATTGATGATGCGTGATTTGTCGAATTCCTGTTCATCGTAGTCATTGGTGTTGATGGGGATGAAGCGCAGCTTGTCCGGATCCGGCGACCTGCGGAGGATTTTAATGGTGCGGATGGTATCCAACACCACTGCATAGATTTCGCCATATTGGATGTCGTTGAGTGTGCATTGGTGCAGGGCAATGATGTCGCCATGGTTTATTTTGGGTTCCATGGAGTGCCCGGTGACATTGCACCAAAGGCTGGCTTTTTCGAATCCCCTTATTACAATGTTGGTGGCAGGTATGTTTACCTGTGAATTAAACACTTCATCAAAGCCCCCGATAAAGTCCACATCGTAGTATGGTGTACCGATGGATGGGTTCATAGATGTGGTAGGCAGAGTCGAAGAATTTGCTTCGTCTATTGTTTTAATGCCGTTCAAATCATCTTTCAACATGCTTCCTGCACCAGTAAGTAACCAATCGGCAGATAATTCCGGATAGGCTAATAGAATTTTTTCAATATTCATTGAGCTCATGCCTTTGCCAGACACCTTTGCTTTCCCAATAAGTCCAACAGAAAGACCGGCATTAACAGTCATTTGATTGTCATTTATGCCCTTTTTCTCCATGAAATATTGAAGTCTTTCTATAAAATTCATATCCTTATATTGATTTTCTTCCATATTTAGTTTGATGTATTGAAATAATTCTATATATTTGCAGCGTGTTTAAGATGTAAACAGCGCGCCAAATATACAAAAAAGGCGTGTGATTAGCGAATTTTAAGGATTAAAGAAAATGAAAGCAAAAGTAATTATAGCTCAAGCAACAGCCGAGACCGCCGAAGCTCTTTACGGACTGGTCAAGAAGATGGTAGATACAACAGCAATCAAGGCTTATCCCAGTGTAGATTATCAGGCAGTTTTCTTTTCAGCTGATAGATACGACTTAGACTTTGTAAAAAGAGTATTGGCGGATAAGTGCTTTTCTTTCAAAATTGAAGATGCAGAATAATACAATAAAATAAGTGAGTTTATGACACAGCAAGAATTTATGGAACGGACGGGGATAACCCCTACAGCAGAGGATTTTGATTACATCCATGCGGTTTATCTGAACACTTCGATGAACAAGGATGAGTTCTGCAAAGATTTCAAGAAACATGGGGACAGCCGGATTATCCGCGATGTTCATGTGCGAGTGCTGAACTATGAAATGAAATGTGAACGTCAAAAGGAAGTTATCGACAACCTGACCGATTTTCTGATTGGCAAGGCACATGCGTATGACGATACCGATTTCCGCAAAGAAGCGGTAGGGCTGGTCGGTGAGATGGAAGTGGTGAAACGGACCATTGAATTGGGGCTTCCGCTTTGGGATGAAGACAGGATGGTTGTCCTTTCGATGATAGAAGAACAAGGCAAATAGATTGCCGGATAACTGGCAGCCCGGAAAGACGGGCAGGGGCGGCAGGCACGGCCGGAGAGTTGGTAAATCGAAATAAGAAAGCGTAGAAAGCCGTCGGGGTTCGATTCCCCGCGCCCCACGATATAAACTTTTAAAATTTAGAGTTATGGCAAAGAATTTCAATCCGAGAACAGCAGAGAGTCTGTTCAAACAGAAGTTGCGCACGATGATAGGCAGTACGGCACATACGCAGAATATTGCCGACCAGGCGATGGAGCTGGCTGGACAATTCATGACGGAGGATGAGATAAGCAACTCGGATGCCTACCGGGTGATAGAGAATGTGAGCTGTGTGTGTGAGGAAGCGATGCAGGTGCTGGTCGAAGAACTGCAGAAAGGGACACGCCTTCATGAAATACTGACGGGTGATTAGGAAATAGCGGAAGCCGTTGAAAACCTTTGAACGAACGATAACGATTAAAAAGTATGACGATATGAGAAAGCAGATTTTGACAGATAACGAGACCAAGACCTTCTTGATGAAGACATTCGGATGCAGCCGTCAGGCTGTGTGGCAAGCACTGAATTTTGTCCGTGACAGCGATCAGGCGCGCCGGATACGCACTCTTGCCCTGAAGCGAGGCGGCAAACTGACTGACGGGAACTTCATCCCGAACTGCGAAACCACCTTCGAGGAGTGCGAGAAGACCATGACCTGCACTTTCGGTCCCCGTGTAAAACTCGTGGTCCACAGAAAGACCAATGATGTGGATGTGTACGTGGACGGAAAACGGACTGAAACCTACCAATGTGAATTTGTATCGGATTTCATGCAGCTGCAGCACGAGACCCAACAGATGGCATCTGCCTTATAAATAGAAATGAAATGGAGTATTATGGAAAGATATTGTGCATATCCTACAATGACCTGACTTACGATGACCGACCGGTGATGGTGAACGGAAAGGCAGACTACAGCAGAAGCCGCACGCTGAAAGGAGTTCATCCTTCCACTCTTTCCGAAGAAGAACTTGCTCCCATCATGTCGATACCCAATTACAAGAAGTTAGCGGCAAAGGAGAAAATCAATGTAGTTCGATCCGGAAGAGGTCTGGGAGGTTACGTTTTGGTAGAAATAGCCACCATGCCCCTACGGTTTCAGGAAAGGATAAAACTAAAATACGGAGATATGAAAGAAGACGTAATAAGAAACTGGCTCGGCAGCCATTACCACATCGATGCGAAAGCCCGGGAATTTTACACCCGGTTCCGTTTTGACAACGGAGATACACTGCCACCGGAACACATCCAAGAATATACGGTAAACGCTTCGGTAATTGAGGCAGTGATGCGTGCCATGGAGGATGCCACGTTTATGCGAAAGGCCATGAAGGCCGGGCCGGTGAACTGGGGCGAACTGGCAGGAGCCATCAGTTACTACCAAGCAGAGTTCGGACATACCTTGCCTGTCAGTTCCAACCGCTTCAAGAAGCGTGTGAATGACTTCAAGGCCAACGGCTATGAAAGCCTTATCAGCCGCAAGTTCATGAACCAGAACCGCCGGAAAGTGACCTATGACATTGAACGCCTGCTGCTGAGCATCGATGCCCAACCGGAGCAGCCCTTCAATACCACCGTGTGGGAACAGTACAATCTATTTGTGCAAGGAGAACTGGAGCTATATGACCCCGAAACCGGCGAGGTGTTGAATCCGGCAGACTTTACCGACAAGGATGGAAATCCGCTGGTATTGAGCCCGGCCACAGTAGCCAACTACCTGAACAACCCCAAGAACAAGGCCCTTCGCGGTAAGCTGCACATGAGCCAATGGGATTTCAACAATGCCTACCGTCCTTATCATCTGCGCAGCATCGGTGAATATTCCTTGAGTAAGGTTTCTCTTGACGACCGCGACCTGCCGCGCCCAATGAAGGATGGCAACCGAGTGAAAGCCTATTATGCCTACGATGTGGTGAGCGGTGCTGTGGTGGGATATGCCTACAACCGGTACAAGACTACCGAGTTATTTTTAGACTGCATGCGAAACATGTTCCAGACCCTGGACCGGAACGGCATGTATATCCCCGCCGAGTTAGAAGTGGAACACCACCTGGTAAGCGACTTTGCCGACGGATTGATGCAAGCCGGTACCGTCTTCCCCCTGATCCGCTGGTGTAACCCCGGGAACTCGCGTGAAAAACGTGCCGAGCACAAGAACCGCGAAAAGAAATACGGTGTGGAGAAACGCACGCAGGTAGGTATCGGCCGATGGTATGCCAAGCTGGAGGCCAACCGCCCGAAGGAAGAAAAGGTGTATGACGAAAAGAACAACACCTACAAGGTGAAGACCTATAGTTATGAAGAATTGGTAGCCGATGATATACGCGCCATTGAGACCTTCAACGCACAGCCTCACCCCAACCAAAAGCGCTATCCGGGCATGAGCCGTTGGGATGTGCTTTGCGCCCATCAGAACCCGAACCTTGCACCTTGGGACAAGGCCGTTCTTTACCGGTTCATCGGACAGCACACCGAAACAACCATCCGGCAGAACACCTACTGCACGGTGATGTACAACCAATACGGACTGCCCAGCCCGGAAATCATCGAAAAGCTGGAGCCGAGGAACTACAAGGTAGATGCCTATTATCTGCCCGATGCCGACGGAACCATCAACGAGGTATATATCTACCAGAACGGACGATATATCGCCACCTGCAAGCCCGTAGCCCGTTACAATGAGAATACAGCCGAGCAGACCGAGTACGACAAGGCAGCCTATACCGAACAGTCCAAGTATGTAGCTCAATTCGACAAGATGATGAAGGACGGCAAGATCAAGCGTGTGGGCATCCTTGCCAAAGAGGAGGCAAAGCTGATAACAGAGGTACAGGCGGAAGCCGTTCCCCTTCCTGCACAAGCCGAGGAAGAAGATTACTCAGCCTATATGGACATCAGTGCCTTCGAGCATGATGCAGTAGCCAAGATATAATTAACGACGTTAGAACGAATTTAAAACAGCATTCAAATGGAAATAACAAATGAAGTAAAGCAACGTATTGTGGCAGCGATAGCCGCCGACCGTGAAAATTATCCCAGTGACAACCGCCATGCCACGGCACTGGGCATAGCCCCCAGCGTTTACAATGCCATCAAGCGGGGCAATTATGAAAAGCAGGTCAGTGATGCCAACTGGGTAGGTATAGCCCGAAGATTAGGCGTGCAACTGCGTACAGAAATACCTTGGCTGGCAGCACAGACCCCGACCTACGTGTTTGTGAGCAAGCAGCTGGAAGTGTGCCAGGGAAGCGGGCTGAGTGCCATCCTGTGCGATATGCCCAATATCGGCAAGACCTTTACAGCGAAAGCTTACGTGAAGCAGCACAAGCACGCCGTATATGTGGACTGCAGCCAGGTGAAGACCAAACTGAAGCTGATACGCTACATTGCCAAGGAATTCGGTGTGACCAGCAACGGACGCTATAGCGACGTGTATGAGGATCTGGTGGCCTACCTGCGCACGATTGATACGCCCCTGGTTATCCTGGATGAAGCCGGGGACCTGCAGTATGAAGCCTTCCTGGAGTTAAAGGCGCTTTGGAACGCTACGGAACGCTGCTGTGCCTGGTATATGATGGGTGCCGACGGATTAAAGGAGAAGATCAACCGCGCCATCGAAGGCAAGAAGGTGGGCTATACCGAAATGTTGAGCCGCTACGGTGACTCCTACAGCAAGGTGACCCCGGACGATGCGCAGGAACGCGAAAAGTTTCTGAAGGCACAGGCTGCCATCGTCGCAAAAATCAATGCCCCGGACGGTGCCGACATTGCCAAGATTGTTCATAGCACCGGAGGCGGCTTGCGGCGCGTATATACCGAAATCGAAAAATTAAGGAGGATGCAGGCATGATAAGCAAGATAGAAATGCAAGCGATGGATGCTGTTATCGGTATCCATCGCGAGATGAGAAAAGCGAATGAGATAGACTGGGAACAGCGCAGATATGAAATTGCCAAAAGCATGCTTCCGGTAGTAAGAAGCAATTCATCAGGTATAATGTCTATAAAACAAGTTGCCAGACTTGCTGTGGACTATGCTGATGCTCTTATTGAAGAATTGAAAGGAGGTAACCGTGAAACTGAAGAGAGCCTACAGTCCCGGTGAGGTGCTGAACATGAAGATTCCCCGGTTCGAGTTTTCCGGGGACTGGCAAACCTCGATAGGCAACCCGGCCAAGAGCGGCGTGTGGATTATTTGGGGAGCCAGCGGAAACGGTAAGAGCAGCTTTGTGATGCAGCTGGCCAAGTACCTGTGTAGCTTCGGACGCGTAATTTATGACAGTTTGGAAGAAAGTACCGGTTTGTCGTTCCAGATGAGCCTGAAACGGCACAAGATGGGTGAAGTGAAAAAGAAGCTGATTATCCTTGACCGGGAACCGATGGAGCAATTGGAGGAACGGTTACGGCGCAGAGGCAGTCCCGGAATCGTGATTATCGACAGCTTCCAATACAGCGGCTTGAACTACAAAACCTACAAGGAGTTCAAGGAACGTCATCCCAAGAAACTGTTTATCTTCATCAGCCATGCCGAGGGGCTTCATCCGGCAGGTAGAAGCGCCCGCAAGGTGGAATATGATGCCGATGTGAAAATCATGGTAAGCTGTTTCAAAGCCTGGTGCAAAAGCCGCTTTATGGAGCGGCCCGGTGAGCCCTACGTGATATGGGAAGAAGGTGCTGCCAAAACATTGAAGGACGATAATATGGAGGATTATTTGAATGATGGAATGGGAGAATAAGCTGTACCAGATACTCCTGAAAGAACAGGAAGCGGAGGCCGTGGTGGACGATTGGGTAGAACGTAACATACAAAGCGACCTCCGTCTGCGCAGGGCCAAGACAAAGGGACACGTAGTGATAGAAACCAGGGATGTGATGTTTGCTCGGAATATTCAGGTATGGCATCCGTCCTGCCAAATAAACATTAAAGATTTGAAGTGATGGAAAAGAAAGAAGAAAAGAAAGTGTGCTGCATCTGCGGCAAAGAGTATGAGGGCTACGGATACAATCCGTTCCCGGTGAAAGAAGAAGGCTGCTGCTGCCAATCGTGCAACTACAGTGTGGTCGTTCCGGAACGGTGGGAACGGCACAAGGCTTATCAGCGCGGTGAGGCGACCGGTGCCGGGAAGGTGTACATCAGCGGAGCTATCGCGCATTATGACATGGATGAGCGCAAGGAAGCCTTCAGCCGTGCCGAGGAGGAACTGAAGGCACAAGGCTATGACCCTGTAAACCCTTTCAGGAACGGATTGCCGGATGAAGCTCATTGGAGAGCCCACATGCGGGCCGACATTGCCCTGTTGCTGGCTTGTGACTATATCTACATGCTGAAGGACTGGGAACTGAGCAAGGGAGCCAAACTGGAGCTTGACGTAGCCAGTTCGTGTGGCATTAAAGTATTGTTTGAATAACCTTTTAATAGTGAATGTATGGAAGAAAAACAGAAAGTTCAGGTCGTATTTGAATTTGACCGTTCCGAGTATGACGCGTATCTCTTTTTGATGAATCAAAAGAAGACGAAAGAGGTAGAGCAAATATGGAACACCATGAGCGGTGAGCCTGTGGTTGCGGATATTGATTTGTTTGAAGAGGACAGCCAGTCTGTAAAACTTATGATGATAAGTTTGGCAATTCTTTCAGTGGAGAAAAAAGTGAAAGGATGATATGGCACAGGAAGTAACCAATTTCGCCCGGTTCTATGCATTGTTCAACAAACTGCCTTATCAGGGCGATCGGGAGGAATTCAAAAAACAAATCGTGCTGCAGTACACGTGGAACCGGACAGACAGTCTGAAGGAAATGACGGCCAAGGAGTATGAAGTTTGTTGTACTGCTCTGGAGAAACTGAGCGGACAAGACGAATGGCGGCAGAAACTTCGCGAGGAACTGCGACGGAAACGCAGCGTCTGCCTGAAGCTGATGCAACAGTTGGGTATAGACACCACCGACTGGAACCGGGTGAACGAATTCTGCAACAACCCCCGGATAGCCGGCAAGCCCTTTGTTCAGGTTAGTACAGCCGAGCTGGAACAACTGGCCATCAAACTGCGGGCTATCCAACGAAAAGGAGGTTTAACCGATAAATAGAGCAATATGGATAAAAAAGCACATGAAGCGCTTGAGCGCATAAGAAAAGACGTGACCCTTACGACATCCGATATGGAGAACCAGGATGCAGCGGAGTTTTTCAACGAACTGGCCGACTGGGCGTATGCCAATGGGGAGGCCATGCTGATAGACGATGAACCGGAAAAGCAGGATGATTATGAGGATAGATGACCAAGACAAGCTGATAAAAGCGGGGTTCTGTATAATACGAAAGGATGATTATCCAGGCCCGAGGATAAAGATGTGTACCGGCATAAACGGTGGCTGGAAGACATACAAGAAGTTTGAAACCAAAGCAGAAAGAGACAGGACATTCGCTTTGCTGCTGAAGGATGACAAAGTAATAGCTGATTAACAACTAAAATGATTTAAAATGGAAAAGAACAATCAAAGTGTGGACATCAAGTCCCTGAGTAAAGAACAGCGAGCAGCCCTCATGGCCCAGCTGCAGCAAGAAGAGAAAGAAGACCGCATCGCCCGTCGTGAAACTTACGAGGCATTACGCGGTGAGTTTATGCACGAAGTAAAGACCAACGTTCTTGAGATGGTGAATGCCGTGACCGGGTTCCGCGGATGGCTGGAAAAAGAAGCCGATGCCTTTACCAAGGTGATGAAGGAATACGGCCAGGTGAAAAGCGACGAACAGCGCAGCTATACCATTACGGACGGAGACTTCCGTCTGGAAGTGAAAAGCAACAAGGTGAAAGGCTTCGATGAACGAGCCGACATGGCAGCCGACCGTCTGATTGACTATTTGAAGCGCTACATGCAGAACAGCGAGAAAGGTTCTGATGATCCGATGTATCAGATGGCCATGACCCTGCTGGAGCGCAACAAGATGGGCGACCTGGACTACAAGAGCATTTCAAAGCTGTATGAACTGGAAGATAAGTTCGATGAAGAGTATGCAGACATCATGCGCCTGTTCAAGGAAGCTAATGTAGTGCAGCGCAATGCCACCAACTACTACTTCAGCCGCCGCAACCCTGAAAACGGCGTATGGACCCGCATTGAACCCAGTTTCTGCCGTTTGTAGCCGAAACCCGTTAACCCTATAAACAGAAAGCGCCGCAGTTGTTATAATTGCGGCGCTTTTGTTCTTAAAATAGATGGAAATCAGTTATTTTTGTAAGAGAAATAAAATGTATGGGCAAAGGACGGGATAAAGAACTGATCAAGCTGCGTGACGAGGCACTATGCCGTCGTTACTACTATTGGACAGAAATACAGCGGTTGCGGTTCGACGATGCTTTAAAAGTGTTGTCGGAGCGCGAATTCTTTATATCCGAGGAACGTATCATGACCATCATCCGCCGGAAATCACGTGAGGGAACAGACTACAATCTGAAGCCTGTTCCCAAGGTGAAAGCCCCCCGTCTGACTGCCGCCCAGCTGGAACTATTCCCCATAAGATGACGGCATGGCCGATTCATCGTGCAGTGTGAATGAGAACGTCATTTCATAGACCTTGATGTAATGCGGCATGGCATACGAACGGCTTTTCTCGCGTACCAGCGGCGAAGCGTTGTCCGTGCATTGCAGACACTGCAGCGACTTGTATAATTTCTTGGCCAGCTGCTGCCTTTCCCTCACCTTGTCATACGTGCCGGATGCGTAGCTTGTATCGTCGTAACAATCGATGGCCAGCCGGACGGTCAGTGCGGATTCGCTTTTCTGTGCCCCGTATCCGAGGTCGTGCCAGTCGGAGTTTGTATTTCCGATTAATACACAAGGGAAAGTGACCGGGTACTGGTCTTCTTCTGCTCCCATTTCCAATTGTCCGTAGTCCTCGTCGATGAGAGAGAGTTCCGGCATTTCCTGTGCAATCTGTTCCATGATTGCGATAAAAATTTCGTCCATATCGTTATTGGTTTAAAATGTTGGTAATTTCCTGGTCCACCTTTTCCCGGATACGCCGGTTCAATTCTTCGCTTTCGCCCATGAACTGGCGCTGCGGGATGCGGATGTGCAGTTTCTTTTTTTGGGTAAGCGCCATGTTCCTCCAGAACTGTGCCTGCGGATTCAGTTCCTTCGGCTTGGAACGTCGTTTGACGCGTTTCTTTTGCCCTGTGCCGGTTTTTTTTCTTTTTCCCGAAGCCTTG